TTTGGGACATAGGTTAAGCAATGAAGGTTGTTTGTTTAGGGTCTTTAGTGAAATCAACCCCTGGCCGTGGCTGCTCATTGAAAATGTTATTAATCTTTTCAAGCTCACTTAAAATCTTCTGGTCAACAGTTAGGGTTTCCTTCTGGTAATCAATTACCGGGGCTGCTGTGCCTGGCATAAACTCACCAGCCATAGCACCCCCAATTTCCCTAAGGCTGGACACAGTGAGCTTGTTAGACTTCTCAGCTTTCTTTGCAGCATCCCGGCCAGCATCTTCATTGGCCTTGGCTTCTGCATCCAGCAATTCCCCTAGATCCTTTCTGCGTTTCTTCAATGTATCTGCGTCTTCCTTACTCTTATCAGCTCCTGCCTTGGACATTTCTTCATCAACAATTCTTAGTGCTTCTTCATTTAATTTAGCCATTTCAAGGTTATGAATAGCAGCAGCCTTTTCGTTTTTAGCTGCATCTTCTGTCAGCACCTTTGCTTGCTTCCTGCGTTTTTCAACATTCTGAAGGGCAGTAAAAACTTCTTCATCATTTGCAAACCTACCCCTGGTGTAAATGTCAGCAGAACGATAACCACCATTGTAGCTTGGGGTTCTGGAATAGCCGGATTTCTGGGCTGCATCTTCACTTCCAAACTTATTCTTCATTTCTTCTTCAGTCAAAGACCTAGGGAACATTTGGCTAACTTCAGCCATAACTTCTGGATCTTTTCGTGCTTCTTCAAGAGCACGCTTTCTGGCTTTAGCTGCTAATTCCCGATTTGACTCTTGTTTGTCTGCAACCTTTTGCCTTTCAAGTAGGGCAATTTCTTCCTGGGTAATACCCGGATCTTCACCATAACCTTTAAGGATGTTGTCAGCTTTTGTCAGCAAGGGGATAAGATCAGCTGCGTTGTTTCCAAGCATTGCAGTAGCTAGGCTAAACTTCTCAGTGTTGCTGGTGGCACTAGTTAAGGTGTCGGCCATAGCCTTGATGACTTCAGTAGGTTTAAGCAGACCGGCAGCAATAGACTCAGCTGAGAAGCCTAAAGCTTTAAGCATACGCTCCTGGTCAGTGCCTGACACTGTGGCTTGCTGAATTATAGCTGTGACTTCCTTAAACAGCTTTCCTACCTTATCAACTGAAGATCCGGATGCGTCAGCTGCGGATTGAAGTCTTAGGAATTCATCAGCTGCAACCCCTAGGTCAGCTGCCTTATCACCAATAATAGAATAGGTGTTAAAAGCTTCAGCTACCTTCTTTTTATGTTCAGCAATAGCATCAGTCACATAGCTGATAGCACCTTGCATTATTGCCATTGGACCGGCAAAGGAAAGAAAACCCTTGGCCAAGTCTTTGCCTAGGTCATTGATTTTCTTTTGAACAGTGCTGACAGCAGATGAAGCCTGGTCTTTAGCAGAAATAGTAAATTCAAGTCCTTCTGACATAGTTATTTAGGGTGTCCCTGTTTTTGCCATTTAGTCAATCAAGCTGAATTTGGGGTGTTAATTTCAGCCTTCAGCCGGTCTATTAATTCTTCATCATCAGTGGTCAGCAGATGAAGTTTAGCCCCAGCTTGGATGTTGAAGGCTGTGGATAGCCAGATGGCCTTTGCTTCTGGCATAGTCAAAGCTGCTTCATAGCTAATGCCGTTACGGATTAGGGTAGCCAAAATGCACAGCTGCCAAGGCATCTGCTCTTGGGCTGACCCAGCTTCCCTTCTTTCATAAAACTTTGGATAGGTGTCCGGCTGATTGATATAACGGACAAAGCTTAGGGATGCCTGTGCAAGTAATTCTTTTGATAGGGTCAGCCGGACACCTAGCCATTTATCATAAAGGCTAAACCTATCAAGGCTTTCATCCGCACAAATCTTAATGGCAATCAATAGATCAGCAGGGCTTAATTCCTGTTCAGACTTTAGGTAAGGGCTGGCAATGCCTTCCAAAAAGATCCGGTGCTTTAGGCTGAAGGGCTTTAACTTCTTACCTAGGATGATTGTCCTGGCCGGTGTTAGAAAGGCATTAAAAAAACGCTGGTCAGCCATTATGCTAACTAGCGTTTATTTAATGGGCTGACTGTCAACCCAGGTTAAATGTTTTCATAGTCAACAGCTGTGACCGAAATCCGCATAAAGCCTTTGGCTTCTCCCCGTTCCTCAATTTGTGTGATACATCCGGCAGCAAACACAATGCCATTGCCTGTGAAGCTAAGGGCATCACCAATAGCACCACCATAAGATGTAGGCACTAGCCCTTCCACAGAAAGGTTTGTGCGTCTGTCAGAATAACGGACTGCAATGACTTCACCTTGGGCATTGGTGACTTCATCAGCATTTGCCCAGGAGTTACTGACTGTGTAGCTTTGGACAGTCAAACCGGTGACTGAACCATTAATGCCGTAAATGTGGGCTGTGCCTTTTGTAACGCTGGACATCTATAGATAGGGTTAAATTTTATTGGGTTTATGCTTAACTATGCACTTCAAGTCAAACACCCCACTGATCCGGCTAGGCCGGTGGCAGGACAATCAGCACATCATAATTTAAGGTTGTCATATAAGCCCTATCACCCCGGCCTTCATCAATGCTGTTAAGGGTAGTGTCATAGCAGCTTGCATCCCCTATGGAAGTAAAGGCTGCTTTGATTACCGGCACATCATCCAGCACCCCCATCACATCCTGGGTTGCGTTTCTATGGGTGGTAAGGGTTTCGTCATCTAGGCTGCTGAACACCCCCACACTAACCCTGCACAAATAGTTTCCCAGACCCTGGGCAATGCCTGGGGCTTGCTGTGCGTTTTCGCAGCTAACAATAATGCTGGGCAGGGTTAGCTCAGTAGCAGACTCCCCCTTGAATTTGGTGAAGGCAGACAGACCAGCTTCAGCTGTAAGGGCTGCGACTAGGGCATCTTCAATAATGTTTAGCGGGGATTTGGATGGCATAAAATTTATGTAGGGGATTGACCAGCATTGGCCTTATTGATGGCAATACGCATAAAATGCTTTAATCGTCTAGTCATCTTACCTACCCGGACAGCTAAAACATAAGTCCTAGTCCCGGCTAGGTAGCCTACCCCAAATATGTTGGCTAGGTCATTCCTTACAGTCATCAAAACATTGTTTGTGCCAGCACCTTTATAGACAGTAAGCCCAACAGATCCGTGACCTACCTTATGCCTGGTTATCCAGGTGGGCAGCTTGCGTAAGCCAAAGGTTTTAGGGATGCCGTTAATCATTGGCTTGGGGACTTTGTTAATAGCATCAACCCAACCAGCTTTCATAAAGCCAACCCTTAGCTGTCGTTTCTTAATATAGGCTGCAATCAGCTTCTTATCCGCATAGGCCGGGGCTTGACCATTAACCCCACCTGTAGGGCTTCTGCCACCATTCTTCCTAATGCGTCCTTTATAACTTGCTCTGATCCTATCGTGCCTAAGTTTAAGCTCAGTTTCACTTTGGATTAAGTTAATCCTTTGACCAGCCCACCGGCCAAACAAATTCTGTGCTTTCTTAAAAGCCCTTTCATTATCTTGATCTTCCCAAAGTTTCTTAATGATGCCTGAAATGTTGGGTGGTTTGCCAGACTTCCACTTATTAAATTTCTGCCTGGCACTGCTACCAGAACCCATAGCAGCTGCTAAACTTTTGCTATCTTCTGAAACAATAATTCCAATGTCATTGGCCACAGCCCAATTCCCCCAATTCTCAGCAATCTTCTTATCACCTTTACCACCACCACTGCCCTGCGTCCCATTGCCACCATCAAGCGGAGGGCTGTAGTTTATGGCTTCCCGGCAAGTCAAAGCACCTTCTTCTTTAACCAAATCTTCTGCTAACTGTTTGGTATAGGCTGCAAAGTTTTTATAGGTATTCACAAGCTTATCTTGTAAAGACCGGTTAAATATAATTTCAATGTCAGCCACAGCAGTTAACGCTGGTCAGCATCGTGGCAGTTTAACTGCACCCAGCATCCACCAGGCTTGCGGGTCTTACCGGTGATACGATAGATCCGGCCATCCCAGGTCACCTTTT